GGTCTGTGCCGGATGGACTTCCTCGCGCCTGGGGACTCGATCACCATCGGAACCGACACATGGCGCGTCTTCCCTTTGCTGCAGCGCGGAACAGCCAACGATTTCGGCAACACCAGCGCGCTGGTCGGCTATGCATTCCGGGTGGTCGAATAGAAATGGCGACCTTCCCCGGATTTCAGATACCTCGGCCGGTCGAAGCGGTCGTTGCCGGCATCACGCCGAATATCGATGCCCTGGAGCTGAACCAGGACATCAGCCTGGCAGCGGTCGCGGCCTCGACCTGGGCCGGCGCCTACGCGGCGCATCAGCCGGTAGAGGTGATCCATTCGTCGTACCAGGCTGTCCACCAGAGCGCTCTGGAGGAGAACTACTACAACCGCCTGTGGCTGATCCCTACGACCATGGAGCTGGGCAACGTCGTCAGCACCAGGTGCGACCGGCATCAGTCTGGAATGCATATTTCAGTCCGCGCACGCTGACCGCCATCAACCGCGAAGCCGCAGACGGCATCACGCTGTCTGGCCAGGCGTCGCCGCCGCTGGGTTTCGCCGCCCTGGAGGAACGCACCTGGACCGTCAGCATTGGCACGGACGGCCCGCCCGTCGTCAATGCGCGGATAGTCTGGAGACTCCAGGGCGAGCCGGACCTGGTCCTGGTCATCACTGGCAATCGCATCATCGCCTGGACGTTCGCGCCGGACTGGGGCGACAGCATCGTCGAACGCCTGAGCGCATCGACAAATATCCTGCAAAGCGAATCGGCCGTGACCCAGCGCCGGGCTATGCGCCTGGCGCCGCGCCGGGAGTTCGAGGCGAACATGTACGCGGTAGACCGCGAGCGGCAGCTCCTGGACATGACGCTGTTCGGCTGGGGCGCGCGCATTTGGGCGCTGCCGATCTGGCCTGATATCCAGCTGCTCCAGCAGCCGCTGGCGGCCGGCTCGCTGAGCATTCCGTGCGACACGGTCGGCCTCGACTTCCGCGACGGCGGTCTAGCGATGCTGCGCGGCGAGGACGCCTTCAACTATGAAGTCGTCGAGGTCAAGGCAGTGACCGCCGCCGGCCTGGACCTGGTCCGCCCCGTCCAGGCCACCTGGGTAACTGGCTCGCGACTGTACCCGGTACGCACCGCGCAGCTGACCGAACAGCCCACGCTGACCCGGCTGACCGATACCGCGCAGTCTGCGCGGGTGTCGTTTCTGGTAATGGAGCCCAGCGCCTGGCCGGAACTCATGCCGGCGACGACCTACCGGGATCGGCCAGTCCTGGAGCAGCGCCCGGACGAAAGCGAAGACCTCGCCTCCAGCTATCAGCGCCTGCTGTCCACCCTCGACAACGGCAGCGCGATTCCTCGCGTGACCGACGTCGCCGGGATGGCGCTACCGGTCTTGGGGCATCGCTGGATCGGCATGGGGCGGGCAGAGCGGTCGGCGTTCCGCAGCCTGGTCTATGCGCTGCGCGGCCAGCAGAAGCCGCTATGGGTGCCGACCCACGCCGACGACCTGACCTTGGTCGCCACCGTCTCGCAGCTGTCCACCGCGCTGGACGTGCGCAATATCGGCTATGCCCGTTTCGCGAATGGTCGGCCGGGCCGTCGCGACATCCGCATCGAGCTGTACGACGGCACGGTCTATCACCGCCGCATCCTCACCAGCACCGAGTTGGACGCCAACACCGAGCGCCTGGCCATCGACGCCGCCTTGGGCCGACTGGTCGAGCCCGGCGACGTGGCGCGCATCTGTTTCATGGCGCTCTGTAGCGCCGCCACCGACGTGGTCGAGATTGAGCACGTCACTGATAGCGAGGGCGTCGCAACTGCCGCCCTGACGTTCAAAGGGGTTCGTGACGATGAGTTTTAACAGCCGCGAAAGCTCGCTCGCGGATGGGCAGCCGGTGCGGCTGTACCAGTTCAGCCGTGGCGCGATCCGCTGGAGCTACAACAGCAGCGACCGGGACATCACCTACCAGAACCAGATTTTCCGCACTGTCCAGGGCGGCATCACTGACAACGGGATCATCTGTTCCGGCGATCCGCAGTCCGACCAGTTCGTCATCACCGCGCCGGCCGACCTCGATGTCGCGCTGCTGTACAAGACCAGATCGCCGAGTGGTGCCATCGACTTGGTCGTCTACGACATGCACTACGGCGACGCCGAGGCAGCGGTTTCCTGGGTAGGCCAGATTGGCGATGTGGACTGGCCGACGGTGGACAGTAGCCGAATCACGTGTGTGTCGGAAGATGAGCTGATGGATCAGCCCGGTCTGATCGACACCTATTGCCGCACCTGCACTGCGGTCCTGGGTGATCACCGCTGCAAGGTGAACCTGGTCCCGCATCGGGTGACGCTGACGCCACAGAGCGTGTCGGACTGGATGATTTCCAGCGGCGTGGTCGCCGGCTACGCCGACGGCTGGTTCACGGCTGGCTATGTCGAGTGGCAGGTGGACGGTGACAACTACGACCGCCGACACATCGAGCGGCACGCCGGGGCGGACCTCTACATTCTGGGCGGTACCCAAGGCATCCCGGCCGGGGCACAGCTGCGGGTCTATCCCGGCTGCGACTTCCTCGCTGAAACGTGCGATGCGAAGTTCGACAACCTCCTGAACTTCCGGGGCATCAACAAGCTGCAAGGCAAGTCGCCGTTCGATGGCGACCAGGTCTGGTGAGGTAGGCCATGGACCCGATCACAATCAATCTCGTCATCCTGGCGGCGTCGTACATCCTGTCCAGCGTCCTGGCGCCGAAACCGCAGAAGCCCAAGCCGGCAGCATTCGATGCCGCTGACTTCCCGCTATGCGAGGAAGGGGAAGACCAAGCGGTGGTGTTCGGCCAGTGCTGGTCGAAGTCGTGGATGGTGCTCACCGTGGACAATCGTCGCCTGAAGGCCATCAAGACCAAGGCGAGCAAGAAATGATCGTGACTGTACAGCACCTGCACACCGTGCCGACTTGGACTACCCGGCAGGGCTACTGCCACGGCCGGGCGCGGGAGTTCTTCAAACGCCATGGGCTGGACTGGATGGCGTTCTTACAGGACGGCATCGACGCCGATCTGTTGATCGCGACTGGCGACGCGCTCGCGCTGAAACTCGTTGAACACGCACGTCGGGAGGTTGCCCATGGGCGCTAAACCCAAGGCGCAGATCGTCGCCTGGCGGTACTACTTCGATATCCACTTTGCCCTGGGCAAGAAGGTCGACGAGGTGTGTGCGATACGCGCAAGCGGCAAGACCGCTTGGAAAGGCTCGATCACGACCAACGGCCAGGTCCGCATCAACGCGCCGGAGCTGTTCGGCGGCGACAAAGGCGAGGGCGGCCTCGACGGCACCCTGGACGTGCTGTTCGGCGACGAAGATCAAGGTGTCCTGCCACGCTTGGCGGCGATGCTCGGTGGCCTTGTGCCGGCGTTCCGGGGAATCAGCACCTGCTTCTATTCCGGCTTGGTTACATCGGTTAACCCGTATCCGAAGAAGTGGGAGATTCTGCGTCGAGGCGGGAACCGTCTGTGGGACGGCAACCCCTGGTATCCCGAAAAGCAGTTCATCTGGCTGGCGGACGGTCAGATCAAGGCGATGAACCCAGCCCACATCCTCTACCTGGTCTACACCGGCCGGGATTTCCGGGGGCTGGCCCGCACGCGGATGGACGAAGCCAGTTGGCGGGCGGCCGCTGACACGCTGTATGCCGAGGGCGTTGGCTTGTGCTTCGAGTGGACCCGCTCGGACAGCTTCAAGAACTTCTGCGAGACGGTCAAATCGCACATCGGCGGCGAAGTCTACCCGAACCGCCAGACCGGACAGATCAGCATCCGGCTCCTGCGTGACGACTACAACGTTGCGGACCTGCCGCTGTTCGACGAAGACAGCGGCCTTCTGGAAATCACCCAGGAGAAGACCAGTTCGACATCGCTTGCGCCGAGCCAATTGATCGTCAAGTACATTGATCAGATCGACGGGGAGCAACGCCAGGTCATCATCACCAACAACGCGGTCGCCGCGTCGCAGGGCCGCCGGTCGTCCGAAGAAATCGAGTTCATAGGTGCGCCGACCGGCGAGCTGGCCGGGCGCTTCGGTGAGCGGGAAATGCGCCTGAAGACCGCAGGGCTAAAGCGCTACAAGGCCATATTCGACCGCCGCGCCCGCAGCCTGAACCCTGGACAGCCGTTCCGCATCCGTTCGACCCGGCGCGGCATCCCCGAAACCGTCGTCAGGGTCGGTCGGATCGAGGACAACTTCCTCGGCGACGGCAAGATCACCCTGACCGTCGTTCAGGATCAGTTCAATCTGCCGGCAACTACCGGAGTGGCACCGCCACCACCGGGCTGGATTCCGCCCGACCGGACACCTCGGGCGGTCACTGTGCGCCGCCTGATCGAGGCACCCTATCGCGAACTGGCCGGCGTGATCGATCCGGCAAATCTCCAGCTCCTGGACGTGAGCGCGTCCTACTTGGCCGCGCTGGCCGAGGCGCCGACCAGCTTGTCGCAGAGCTACACCCTGACCGACCGCGTCGGCAGTTCTGGCGCGTTCGTTGATCGCGGAACCGGCGACTGGTGCCCGACCGGACTACTCGCCGCCGAGCTGCCGCTGGCGGCCGGCCCGAACGTGGTCACGCTGACCAACGCAAGCCGGCTGGAGGACGTCACTGTCGGCCAGGCCGCTGTGGTGGACGACGAGATAGTTCGGGTCGATGCGGTCAACTACGCCAGCGGTACTGTCACCCTGGCGCGCGGCTGCGCCGATACCGTGCCGGCCAAGCACTTGGCCGGGGCTCGGGTCTGGTTCTATGACACGTTCGAAACGGTGGACGAGACGGTCTACAGCCAGGGCGTGACCCTTCAGGTCAGGATGCTGACCAACACCAGTGAGGGCCAACTGGCCCCGGCGCTGGCCGCCTCTGACAGCCTCACCCTGACCGGGCGTCAGGGACTACCGTACCCGCCGGGAAACCTTCGAATCAACGGCCAGCCTCTGGGAGCTTCGTCTATCACAGGCGAGTTGACGGTGTCTTGGGCTGGGCGTGACCGTATTCAGCAAGCTGACCAGCTCCTCGACCACACCGTCGGCAACGTTGGACCAGAGCCGGGTACTACCTACAGCCTCAACGTTTATGGCGAGACTGGGACTCGGGTCAAAGCGCTGACGGGCCTGACCTCAACGGCCTGGACGTGGCCGGAGTCTGATGAGGTCGGTGAATCGGGACTCGGTCTCGATGTCGATCTGGATGCCCTGCACGCCGCAATTCTGGCCGATGCCCCGTATGCCTACTACAAGCTGGATGCCGGCGCCTCGGGACAGTCTGCCGCTGACTCCAGCGGTAATGCCCGTAATGGCACCTGGCAGTCAGGCGCGGCTGGAGGTGGCCGTTACGCGGGCGTGATCTGCGGGCGATTCGCTCCAGGTGGACAGCGGGTGGCGCTGCCCAACGGGTTCAACGACTGGTCGCAGGGGATCAGTGCCTTTGCGCTGTGGAACACGGCGGGCGTTCGGAGCTGGGAGCGGGTATTCGACCTTGGCAACGGCATTGCCAATAACAACATCCTGCTCAGTCGAAACGGAGTTACCAGCCAACTGTCGTTCGGGGTCTGGAATGGCACCAGTTCCCACTCAGTCGTCGCTGAACCGCTTGGCGAGTACAGGCTCAATCAGCGAGAAAAGGCCCTGATCGAGAACTATCGGGGATCAGATGAAGAAGGACGGAGAGCCATGGAGAGCACAGCGAGTGCTCTGGCGCACAAGGACCGTGCGAAAGAGAAACGCCAAGGCGGCGAATGATGATTACGGAGATGCTGCGATGAATGATTTCAGTGAAGAAACCAAGCGAGAAGTCATGAAGTTGGCCGTGCAGCTGACTACGACTTATGTTGAGCGCCGAAACCCGGTACTGGATAACCGGGACCGACACTGGCTCGGCATAGAGGAGCGCAAGACTCCTCCACGCTTACCCGACATCATTGAGGGGATCTACCGTCAGCTCCTGGACGTCATGGGCAAGTAGCACTCCATCACTTGCTTGGCCGCCGCAGGTCCGTTCAGCCCCAGGAAAGCCAGCCAGAGCGCATCCATCCGCGAGCAGGACTGGGTGTCGGATATGTGCTCCTGGATGAACGCAATTATGCGAGCGGCCGCAGCCATGCTGTTGGCAGGATCTTCAGCATTGTTCTCAGTCTCGATATGGGAAGAGGCTTCACTGAGCTGACGCCTGGCCTCCTCTTCGATCTCTGTACGATAAGCTGCTAATGTGCGCCGGGACTCCTCAAGGTGGCGCAGGGCACTGCTTGGTATCTGCTCTACTGGCTGCTGATCGGCACATCCGGTCGCACCGTTGCTGGACTCGGGAGCGAAACCTTTCGGCAGCCAGTCCATAGGCAGATCCAGACGGCTCTCTTTGGCCGGTGCCAGCTCGCTTGCCGAACGCCATTCGCAGGCAGTGAACATCGGTTTCTCTCGTACCGTGGTGATGTAGCTGAAGCGCAGCCAGCCCAGTGCATTGCCATCCGGTCCACTGAACGGTATCCAGAAATCGGCATAGCCATGCGGGAGTGGCTCCCCGAAGGCTATGCGTAGTTCCGCGGCCCTGCCGCTACGGTGCCCAGCTTCGATCCAGACCTCTGCTCCTTCGTACCAGGACAGGTCTGGCTTTGGAGCAGGCAGCCCCAGGATGCTCCTGATCTTGTCGGGCTCACGCTGGATGAGTTGTAGCAACAGGTCTTCGTGCGTGGACATGGGATGGTCCTCCTCGGTGATGGAGATTCCATGCTGATCCGTCGCCCTATCGATTGATTGTTCGGTACCCAAAAAGAGCCTTCGCGCGCGCGTGACGATGATGTCCGGGCGTCCTGCAGGAGCAGGATGCCCATCAGCTGGCCAGGGATGGCCACCCCATCGGGAGCATCGTCATGTCATCGCCGCAACCCCGGCGCCGCCGCGCGCCGCGTATGACCAGCTGGACGCTGGTCACCCTCGTCCTGCTGATCATCCTCGCCGCCATTCGCCCGGAGCAGCTCCAGGTCGTCGCCTATAAGCTGGTCCTGGTGACGCTGGGCGCAGTGGCCGGCTACTGGATCGACCGCAGCCTGTTTCCGTACGTGGCCCGCCCGCACGAATGCTCGGCCAACCTGGTGGTCGTGGGTGCCTGGCTGCGCCGCGGGCTGATCGTGCTGGCCTGCATCCTCGGCCTGACGCTGGGGCTCTGACCATGGGCGCCCCGCAAATCATCTGGATCGTGCTGGCCGCTGTGGTCCTGGTTACGTCCTATGCGTGCGATGGCCTCACTAACGTGATCAGCTTCAAGCAGCGCGTGTTCGACGTGATCGCGATGACGGCCCTGGTGTGGTGGGGAGCTTCTTCGGATGAAGCGCCTGCTCACCCTCGGCCTGCTGGGCCTGCTGACCGCCTGCCAGCCGGCCTTCGCGGCGGATCGCATCCCCACTGCCGCCGAGCAATACCGGCGCACCCTGGTGCGCAGCGCCCATGCCGGATGGGGCCTGTCGGCGCCGATCGCCACCTTTGCCGCACAGGTTCACCAGGAAAGCCGTTGGCGTGCTGATGCCCGCTCGCCGGTTGGTGCCCAGGGCCTGGCGCAGTTCATGCCCGGAACCGCTGAGTGGATCGCCGGCCTGTATCCGGCCGTCCTCGGCACCAATCAGCCGTTCAATCCAGGCTGGGCACTGCGTGCGCTGGTCACCTACGACCGTTGGCTCTACGACCGAAACCAGGCCTCCAGCGAGTGTGATCGCTGGGCATTCGTACTGTCCGCTTACAACGGCGGCCAGGGGTGGGTAAATCGCGACCGTAGGCTGGCCTCGGCATCCGGCGCCGACCAGCTGGCCTGGTTCGATTCCGTCGAGCGCTTCAACGCCGGGCGCTCGGCCGCCAACTTCCGCGAGAACCGCAACTACCCGCGCCTCATCCTGCTGCGCTACGAGCGGATCTATCTGCAGTGGGGCGACGGTGTGTGCGGCCAGAGGTATCAGCTATGAAACGCCTGCTCATGAGCTGCCTGGCTGTAGGCCTGGCGGGTTCGATCACCCTCGGCGCTACATCCCGCAACTGGCTGGCCCGGCCAGAGTTCCACTATTCGCCGCTCCCTCGGGAGAGACACGGAAAGTCGGGGGTGGCTCGGGCAAAACGCAAGGCGCGCAAGTACCGTCGGCAAAGGGGGCGCCATGGGCATCCTTAGTCTCCTGCGCTCCAACTGGTTCTGGATCGCGCTGATCGCGGTGCTGTACAGCGCAGCCGTAGTGATCCACGGCTCCGCAAGCTACGACCGTGGGTACGCCACCGGCCGCGCCGAGGGTGACGCTGCGCTGCTCAACCTGCAGCTGCGGCACACCAACGAACGCGCCCAGGCCCTTCAGGACAGCCTGGTCCAGTACAAGCAGCAGGTCGCGCGCGCCAACCAGGCCGAGGAACAACTGCTGCAAGTACAGCAGCAACTGACCGACACCCGACACCAACTCCAGGAGCGAATTGCCCATGTATCGACCGCCTACCGAGCGGCACCTGGTGCTGCGCCTACTGCTATCCCTCGCTGTGTCTTCACTCGCGGCTGGGTGCGCGACTTCAACACCGCCCTCGGCGCCGGTTTGCCCGCCACAGGAGCGCGCACCGCTTCCCCCGGCACTCAAACAGCGACCTGGCCCGCCGCCGGTTCTGACGCCGAGCTACTGGAAAGCGGCGTCACTCCGGCGGACATCCTGGCCTTTGCCCAGGACTACGGGGCCTGGTCTCTTCGCAATCTCGCTCAGCTCAACGCACTACTGGAACAAGGGGAATAGGGAATGAAGGTCGAGCTGGAACTGTGGCAGTTGATCACTCTGCTGCTGACCTTCCTCGGGGCCTGCGCGGGCGGCGGCAAGCTGCTGCTCAACCAGATCCAGAAGAGCCTGGATGCGAGGTTCGCAAGCCAAGACCAGGCACGCCTGGCGAACCATGAGCAACTCTCCTACCGGCTGGACGCCATCGAGCAGGCCGCGCGGGAAGAAACCAACCAGTGGCAGCGCGTTGAGCGAGAGCTGATGAGCCTGAAGGCCGAGCTTCCGTTCCAGTACGTGCTTCGCGACGACTACATCCGCGGCCAGAGCGTGATCGAGATGAAGCTCGACAGCCTGGCCACGAAACTGGAAAACGCGCAGCTGCGCGGCTTGGTAGGAGCAAACCATGCAAACTGATATGGCCAAGATTCGCCGGGAATCCCTGCGCTGGCTGATTCTGCTGACCCTGAACAATGCTCGGCCGGTGGGCGCCTACGAGGGGCCGGTCCTCTCGGTTGCACAGAGTGAGTACCCCGACGCCACACCGCTGGAGATCCGTCGAGAGCTGGACTACTTGGCCGACCGTGACCTGGTGACCCTGGTCAAGGAACCGTCTGGCAAGTGGTTCGCCGATTTGACCCGGTACGGCACCGACGTCGCCGAGTACACCATCGACTGCGAACCCGGCATCGCCCGCCCCAAGAAGTACTGGTGACGACCATGGGGCGGAAATCATCGATCTCCCGGCTACCGGATCAAGTCCGGGCCTACATCGAGGGGCGCCTGGCCGATGGCCGGATGACCCTGGACGAGCTGATCGCGGACCTGCAGGCGCAGTTCCCGAGCCAGGCCGAGGCCGGCGAGCTGCCCAGCCGTGCAGCCGTACATCGCTACGGCCAGAAGCTGGAGCGGCGCCTGGCGGCAATTCGTGCCAGCACCGAGGCGGCCAAGCTGATCCGTGCCCAGGCCGGCGACGACCTGGACGCACGCAGCGAGGCGCTGACGGCGATGATCCAGTCCGAGCTGTTCGAGTCGATCATCTCCCTGCAGGAGGCTGGTGATGAAGAGATGGACCCGGCCGATCGTGTCGGACTGCTGGCGTCTGCGGCAAAGAACATCGCGACGCTGACGCGCTCCAGCGTCACGCTGAAGAAGTTCCAGGCAGAGGCTGAGCAGCGGGGCCGCGAGAAGCAGCTCCAGGAACAGGAGCAGCGCCTGGAAGAGATGCGTGGCAGCGATGGCATGAGCGAGCAGCTCGAACAGCGTATCCGCGACATCCTGCTGGGGAAAGCCTGACATGGCCATGCACGCAACGTCCGATAACCTGGGCTCCAAGCTCAAGGCCACCAGCGCGCCGCGCAAGATCGACCTGGCCGAGGAGATGGCGTTGCATGGCGTCGACGTGCCGCAGGAGATATCCGAGGCGATTCCCTCCAACGACGCCGTCTTCCTGGGCTACCAGCAGCGCTGGTTCGAGGACGAGAGTCCGATCATGATCGCGGAGAAGTCTCGCCGCACCGGTCTGACCTGGGCCGAAGCCGGGCGCAACGTGATCAATGCCGCCAAGCCGCGGCGCCGAGGTGGCTGCAACACCTTCTACGTCGGCAGCAAGCAGGAGATGGCGCTGGAGTACATCGCCGCCTGCGCGCTGTTCGCCCGCGCCTTCAACGAGCTGGCCGAGGCTGACGTCTACGAGCAGACCTTCTGGGACGAAGGGAAGAAGGAAGAGATCCTGACCTACATGATCCGCTTCCCGAAGTCGGGGCGGAAGATCCAGGCCCTGAGCAGCCGGCCGAGCAACCTGCGCGGCCTGCAGGGCGACGTGGTGATCGACGAGGCGGCGTTCCACGAGTCCCTGGAGGAACTGCTGAAGGCCGCCCTGGCGCTGACGATGTGGGGTAACAAGGTCCGCCTGATCAGCACCCACAACGGCGTCGACAACCCGTTCAACCAGTACATCCAGGATGCCCGCGAGGGCCGCAAGGATTACAGCGTTCACCGCATCACCCTGGATGATGCGATCGCCGAAGGGCTGTACAAGCGAATCTGCTTCGTCACCGGCCAGGAGTGGTCGCCCGAGGCCGAGAAGGCGTGGCGCGATGGGCTGTACAGGAACGCCCCCAATACCGAGTCCGCCGACGAGGAATACGGCTGCATCCCGAAGAAGTCCGGCGGCGCCTACCTCTCTCGCGTGCTCATCGAGCAGGCGATGGTCCAGGACCATTCGATCCGTATCTACCGGTACGAGGCGCCGGAAGGTTTCGAAGGCTGGACGCCACAGATGCGCGAAGACGAGATCCGCACCTGGTGCGAAGAAAACCTTCTGCCAGAGCTGGCCAGGCTGGACCCGGAGAACACCCACAGCTTCGGCGAAGACTTCGCGCGCCGCGGCGACCTGACCGTGTTCACCCCGCTGCAGATCTCGCCGACCCTGCGCAAGCGGGAGGCGTTCCGAGTCGAGCTGCGCAACCTGACCTACGAAGCGCAGCGCGACATCATGTTCTTCATCTGCGATCGCCTGCCGCGTGTCGTGGGCATGGCCTTCGATGCCACCGGCAACGGCGGATACCTCGCGGAACAGGCGGCGCTGCGGTATGGCCCTGCGGTGGTCGAGCAGGTCAGCCTCAACCTTGCCTGGTACGCCGAGTGGATGCCCAAGCTCAAAGGGGAGTTCGAGGCCTTCAACATCGAGCTGTCCAGGCACCAAAGCACGCTGGACGATCTTCTCTCGATCAAGGTCGAGAACGGCATTCCAGTGATCGACAAAGGCCGCAAGGCTGATCTGGAGTCGGCGGGCGGTAAGGCAAAGCGTCATGGCGACAGCGCCGTGAGCCTGGTCATGGCCGTGCGAGCAAGCTACATGGCTGGCCGCAAGCAGCCTATCGAGTGCCAGTCGGCTGGGCGCCGGGCCTCCGCACAACAAGACCTTGCCGGTACCCGTAACACCACCAACCGCGGCTGGGGCACCGTCGCCGGCCGCACCGACCTCGGAGGCTACTGATGCACCCGCCCAAGCTCGGCCAAGAGATCGCCACCACGGGCGACGGCCGCGATATCACCCGTCCATTCCTCTCCGGCCTGCAGCAACCGAGCGACTACATCCTGCAGCGCCGGGGCGGCAACGACCTGCGCATCTATGAGGAAGTGCTGCGCGACGCCCAGGTCAAGGCGACCTGGGGCCAGCGGCAGTTGGCCGTCGTCAGCAAGGAATGGCAGGTCGATGCCGGCGGCGACCGCCGGATCGACAAGGCCGCAGCTGAGCACCTGAAGCAGCAGCTACAGAACGTTGGCTGGGACCGGATCACCAACGGCATGCTCTATGGGGTGTACTACGGCCACGCCGTGTCCGAACTCATCTACGGCCGCGACGACCGCTACATCACCCTGCAGGCGGTCAAGGTGCGCAACCGCCGCCGCTTCCGTTACGACCTGCAGGGTGGCCTGCGCTTGCTGACGCCGAGCAACATGTTCGAGGGTGAGCCGTGCCCTTCGCCGTACTTCTGGCACTTCTCGACCGGCGCCGACAACGACGACGAGCCCTATGGCCTCGGACTGGCCCATTGGCTGTACTGGCCGGTGTATTTCAAGCGCAACGGACTGAAGTTCTGGCTCACGTTCCTGGACAAGTTCGGTATGCCCACGGCCGTCGGCAAATTCGGGAAGAACGCCACGCCAGAGGAGAAGGCCAAGCTGCTGGCCGCCACCCAGGCGATTCAGACCGATACCGGTGTCATCATGCCGGAGGACATGTTGGTGGAACTGCTGGAGGCCTCGCGCTCTGGCACGGCCGACTACAAGATCCTGCACGACACCATGGATGAGACCATCGCCAAGGTTACGCTGGGCCAGGTGGCGTCGAGCCAGGGCACTCCCGGCCGCCTGGGCAACGACGATCTGCAGGCCGACGTGCGCCTCGACCTGGTGAAAGCCGACGCCGACCTGATCTGTGAGAGCTTCAACCAGGGCCCCGCGCGTTGGCTGACCGAGTGGAACTTCCCCGGCGCTGAGCCGCCATGCGTTTACCGGGTCGTCGAAGAACCCGAGGACATGGACGCCAAGGCCAGCCGAGACGAGAAGGTAGTGCGGTTCTCCGGCTTCAAGCCCACCTTGGGTTACGTCCAGGAGACCTATGGAATTGAGGTCCAGGAGCAGGATCAGAAACAGGAGCAAGGTCAGCCAACTGGCCCCTCACCTGCCGCCGAGTTTGCCGAACGTGCCGGGGGAAGCGATCCGGCCGCGGCGATGACGGACCAGTTGGCCAAGGTCATGCAGCCGGCGGTAAAGGACTGGAGCGAGCAACTCCGCGCTCTGGTCGACAATGCCACCAGCCTCGACGACCTGCAGGAGCAACTGCTGCGACTTGCTCCCGAGCTGAGTCTGGACCAATACGCGGCCGCCATGGCGGTCGGCCTGCAGGCAGCGAACCTGGCTGGGCGTACTGACGTCCAGGACGATCTGGCCGCGCGAGGTAGTGCCTGATGGCTACCGCAGCGACGTATGGCAGCCTCTCGTTTCGCGAGCAGATCGCTTTCTTTGAGGCGAAGAACCCCTCGGTCAACTACGCCACGGTGCGCGGCGCCGCCCACGATCAGTCGTTTGTGAGCGCAGGTGCCCATCGTGCGGACCTGGTCGCAGATCTCTATGCCGTGGTGCGTCAGGCGATCCGCGATGGCTTAACCCTGGAGGAGTTCCAGAAGGACTACTACGCCGTTCTGGACAACTACGGCTGGGAGCCGGCTGGCGGTCGCGCCTGGCGTGCCCAGGTGATCTACCGCACCAACCTGCGTACCAGCTACGCAGCCGGCCGCTACGCCCAGTTGCAGGCAGTGAAGGCGACCCGACCGTACTGGGGTTATCACCATAGCGATGCCGTCGAGCATCCGCGTGAACTGCACCTGGCCTGGGACGGCCTGGTGATCCACGCCGACAACCCCTGGTGGCAGACGCACTATCCGCCCAGTGGATTCGGCTGCGAGTGCTACGTCACGGCCTACAGCCTGGATGAGCTGCAGGCGATGGGGAAGTCGGGACCAGACGAACCACCGCCTGGCCGCATGCGCAACATCGTTTTCCACGGCGAGGTGGTCCAGGTGCCGGAGGGCATCGATCCGGGCTGGAACTACGCGCCCGGTCGAGCCGCTTTCGAGAACCAGGTGCAGCTGACCCTGGAGAAGACCGCGCCGCTGCCGGCCGAACCGGCGGCACGCATGAACAGGCAACTGCTGGACGAGCAGCGTGTCGAGGAGGCGCTGCAGCGCTCCTGGACAAGCTGGCTGGATGAGGTCGTGGCCGAGCCAGTGGTGCGTGGCAGCGCTCGCAACGTGGGCACGCTGAGCCCCGAGACGGTCGTGGGCATGCAGCGGGCGGGCGTCACGCCACAGACCGCGTTGATCAGCATGCGCGACGAGCAATTGGTGCCACTGGTCAAGGCCGCGCCGGCCGAGCCAGAGGTAGACGACGCGCTCGCTAGACTGACGTTGGCCGACCTGCGGCAACTGCCGCAGGCGCTCGCCCAGCCGCAGGCTGTTCTCCTGGATGCATCATCCAATGCTCTGGTCTACGTGTTCGACTCTGGCCGACGCGGAGGCTGGCTCTCCTTGATCGTCAACTATCTCCTGCAGGGCAGCTCGCGCAGCAATGCCGTCCAGTCCGGCAGCGTGGTCGACGTCGAGCAGCTCGGGCAGCAGTTGGCCAACGGACGTTTGGTTCTGGTGGAGGGTGGACTATGAGCGGTGCACGTATCGAGCTGGAGTTCGACAGCCAGCAGGTGACACAGGCACTGAGCGCGGCGGCCGCGACTCTGCGCGATCCCTCCCTGATCCTCGAAGACCTGATCGAACCGTTGCTGCGCATTCACCAGGCGCGCTTCCGTGCCCAGCAGGCTCCTGACGGCACGCCCTGGACGGCACTGTCGCCTCGCTACTTGGCTCGCAAGCGGAGAAACAGGGACAAGATCCTGACATCCGAGGGATTACTGCGAGGGTCACTGCGCGGCCAGGTTGAAGGGGATACCTTGTTGTTCGGTACCGATCGCGACTACGGTGCCATCCACCAGTTCGGCGGTACGATCCAGCGGCGCGAGCGGCAGAGCACGGTTTACTTCAGGATGAATGAGCGTACTGGCGAGGTCGGTCGACAGTTCGTCCCGAAACGCCGCAGCAACTTCGCCCAGGACGTACGCATCGGCCCCTACACGATCACCATGCCGGCCAGGCCCTGGCTGGGCACGTCGGATACTGACGATGCCCAACTGCTGCAGCGAGTCATGAGCCTCATAAACTCAACCTTGCAGAATTAGCGTTTCTAGGCCCCTGGCGGACCAAACGAGGGCGTAGGTCTATCTTCGTTGGCCTACGCCCCTCTACGGGCCTTGCTGACGCTTTATAAATCGCCCTACTGGGGTTGCCACGGTGCCCGTTGGCGTGGTTTCGTAGAAAAGCCTCCCCAGCGCGGCCTCTGTCCCAATTTTCGATTGCGACAAAGATCGTCCGGTTCTGCCGCCTCACTCTGGGCGGCATGAAAAAGCCAACCGCCACTCTGCCAATCCTCCCCGCCGGCCGGCACGTCGCTCTCGATGGTCGCCCGGTGGAGTTCACCGAGGCCATCCTGCAGGAGATCGCCGCGACCTACGATCCGGCGCTCAGCGAGGCCCCTCTCGTCATCGGTCATCCCAAGCTCAATGCACCGGCCTACGGCTGGGCCAAGGGCCTAGAGGTGCGCGAGGGCATGCTCTATGCCGAGCCGCACCAGGTGGTCCCCGAGTTCGCAGAAGCCGCGAACCGCAAGATGTACAAGAAGCGCAGCGCTTCGGTGTACCTGCCGGACTCACCAGGCAACCCGGTTCCGGGCAAGCACTACTTGCGCCATATCGGCTTCCTCGGTGCCGTGCCGCCGGCCATCAAAGGCATTCCTGATGCTCCCTTTAACTTCGCCGAGGATGACGGCGCCCTGGCCATCGAGTTCGCGGAAGCCCCCTACGCGGTCACCGGGCTGACCGACATCCTGCGCCGCCTGCGCGATTTCTTCGTCGAGCGCGAAGGCGCCGAGCGGGCCGACCAGCTCATCCCGCAGTGGCAGTTGTCCTCGATCGAGGAAGACGCGCGGCGAGCCTCCGTCCAGGACACTGCTCCGCAGGCCTCGGCCTTGTTCTCCGAACCCGTAATAGAAGGCGTCGACGCCGCAGCAGCCTCTGCCGCCGCTGCGGAGGAGCCGCAGGGCACCGTCACCCCATCCGACGGTGCTTCCGCGTCAGCGGCAGAGGCTGACCGGACCTCTCACCCATCACAGCAGGACACGACCATGCCTGACGAAGCTGCGCTCCAGGAGCGCCAACGCCAGCTCGACGAGCGCGAGCAACTGCTGGCCACCCGCGAAGCACAGGTGGCCCAGCAAAAAGCCCAGGAACATCGCAACGAGGTCACCGAGTTCGCCGAAGCCCTGGTCCAGGCCGGCCGACTGCTGCCGCGCCAGAAGGCTCCGGTGATCGAGCTGCTGGTGAGTCTGCCTACCGACACCCCGCTGGAATTCGCCGAGGGCGACGGCCAGGTCACCAAGCCGGCGGCCGAGGTGCTGCGCAGCTTGCTGGCCGAACTGCCCAAGCAGGTGGACTTTTCCGAGAAATCCGGCGACGGCGGCGACCTGAGCTTCGGCAGTGCTCACGCCATTGCAGCGCGAGCGCAGAGCTATCAGGAAGAACAGCGGCAGGCTGGACGCCATATCAGCACGACCGAGGCCGTTACCCACATCACCAAGGGAGCCAAGTAGGCCATGAACATTCCCGGACTCATCACCGCCAAACGTGCCAGCGGCGCCATCGCCGCCCGCCGTATCGTGATCCATGGCAGCTCGGACGGCCTGGCCGCCCAGGCTGCCGGTAGCACTGCGCTGCTGATCGGCATCAGCACCGAAATCCCCGCCGCCGACGGTGCGGTCTTCGACGTCATCCGTTCCGACCTGGCGCCGGTCGAGTACGGCGGCAACGTCACCCGCGGTGATGCGCTGACGGCCGACGCCCAGGGGCGAGCGGTTGCCGCGACGCTGCCGCCGGCCGCCACCACTTACATCATCGGCTTCGCTGAACTCAGCGGCGTCGCGGGTGATATCGGGTCCGTCTACATCGCCCCGGCCGTTCTGCCGGTAGCCTGAAGGAGCGCTCCATGAGCAATGCACCATTTCCCATCGATCCCGAACTGACGGCGATCGCCATCGCCTACCGCAACGGCCGGATGATCGCAGACGAGGTTCTGCCGCGCGTGCCGGTCGGCAAGCAGGAGTTCAAGTTCTGGAAGTACGACCTCGCCCAGGGCTTCACCGTCCCGGAAACCCTGGTCGGCCGTAAGTCCAAGCCGAACGAGGTGGAGTTCAGCGCCACCGACGAAACCGGCAGCACCGAAGACCACGGCCTGGACGCGCCGGTGCCGCAGGCGGATATCGACAACGCACCGACGAACTACAACCCCCTGGGTCACGCGACCGAGCAAACCACCAACCTGATCCTGCTCGATCGCGAAGCCCGGACCTCCAGGCTTGTCTTCAGCCCCAATAGCTACGCTGCGGGCAACAAGACCACCCTGTCCGGTACCGATCAGTGGAGTGACCCGACCAGCAACCCGCTGCCGATGATCACCGATGCGCTGGATAGCGTCATTCTGCGCCCGAACATCGGCGTCCTGGGCCGCCGCACCGCCACTATCCTGCGCCGTCACCCGAAGATCGTGAAGGCATACAACGGCTCACTCGGCGACGAGGGCATGGTGCCGATGGCCTTCCTGCAGGAGTTGCTGGAACTGGACGCGATCTACATCGGCGAAGCACGGCTGAACATCGCTCGGCCTGGGCAGAACCCGAACCTGATCCGCGCGTGGGGGCCGCACGCGTCCTTCATCTATCGCGATCGCCTGGCCGACACCCGCAACGGCACCACCTTCGGCCTGACCGCACAGTGGGGTGATCGCGTGTCCGGTTCGATCGCCGACCCGAACATCGGCCTGCGCGGTGGCCAGCGCGTCCGTGTCGGTGAGTCGGTCAAGGAACTGGTCACCGCACCGGACCTCGGCTTCTTCTTCGAGAACGCCGTCGCGGCTTAACCCTCAACTGGGCGGCCGTTCGGGTCGCCCTCGGAGTTTCTATCTCATGGCCCGTAAAACGAGCAACGACCAGGATGCACCCAACACCGAGGGTGTCGGCGAAAAGAACCGCTACATCGTCAAACGCGAACGCCTGGATCACGACGGTGAGTCCTACACCTTTGGCGACAGCATTCTGCTGAACAGCGATCAGGCGGACCAGCTCCTGCCCATCGGCGCGATCGTTCCAGAGGTGCTGTGATGGACAACCAGCACCGCAAGATCGCCGGCTATCGCGAGTTGACTCAGGACGACATCGACCTGATGAACCGTGTCAAGGCCGTAGGCGCGGAACTGCTGGCATTGCAGGCCGCGTTGGCCGGCCGGCTGAGTACGGACCTGGAGGTTAAGCAGGCCGCCGCAAAGGCGTCGAAGCTGGCACCTGAGCATGAGTCGAGCCCGGAGTGTGTCGAGCTTCGTCGCTTCCTGGCTGCAGAGCCGTTGCGCTGGGCTGCGATCGCCAAGACCGACATCCAGACGGGTGTCATGGCCCTGGTGCGCGCCATCGCTCAGCCCGAGGGCTGCTGAGGTGGCTGTGTACATCACGTTACCGGAGCTGGCCGAACGGCCTGGGGCGGAAGAGTTGTCCCAGGCCGCGACGCCTCAGCAGTACCGTGCGGTCCAGACCGAGCTGCTCGATGCCTTGCTGCGCGGCTTGCCGGTGGACCAGTGGACGCCGGAGGAGATCGAGGTCGGCAACGCCGCTGTAGAGGTCATCGACAGTGCGGTGAGCGATGCCCGGTCCTTCATCGACGGATTCCTGCAGCAACGTGGTTACCTGCCGCTGCAACAGCGTTTTGGCATCGTGGTCGGCTGGCACCGGGCGATCACGCGCTACCTGTTGCATAAGGACCGGTTGGGTGAAGGCGCGGAGAAAGACCCGATCGTTCGTGACTACCGGGACGCCCTGAAATTTCTGCAGCTCACCGCCGAGGGCAAGTTCTCCCTGGGGCAGGACGACCCGGTGGCCAACTCCACCAGCGGGGCTCCCCAGGTGGTGACTCCGGGCCGAACTTTCAGCCTCGATCAGTTGAAGGACTTCTGACATGTCCAGCGCTCCATTCGATCACAACCTGATCATTGAGCGCCTGAAGGATCAGGTAGCTGTCTTGGAGAGTGTCGGCGGTGCGGCGGACTTTGCTGCCATCAAGGCGGTCCGCGACTTCCGGACACCGACCGCCTACGTGATCCTCGCTGAGGAAACGCCGATGCCGCGCTCGTCCGGAGCACCCGGCGCAGCGACCCGGCAGATGGTCCAGGTGCGATTCGGTGTTGTGGTCGCAACCCGCAACTACCGGGACAACAAGGGCAAGAACGCGATGGACGATCTGCGCCCGGTACTGGGACAGGTGCGGGATGCCCTGATCGGCTGGGTGCCGCCTGGTCTGGCGGGAGCCCGTGACTGCCAACTCATCCAGGGGCAACCCGTGGACTACGACACGTCCGTTTTGATCTGGACCGACCTCTATCAGACCCAACACGCCATCGGGAGAACCTCATGAGCACACCCGTCAAGAAACAGGACGCCCCCGTCGTCCCAGTGCCGAAGGAGGAGAAGGTGACACTCACCGCTCATCACACGCACGCTGGCACGAAATACCCGGCCGGCGCCGAAATCTACGTCAACACCCTCGACAAGGCCTTCCTGGTGCAGCACCAGAAGATCACGGTCGAAACCCAGGATGCGGCTCCCGCCGCCAAGGAGTAAATCATGTCGCTGTTTTCTTTCCAGGGTCGGGTCTGGGCCGGCGAGCGCCTGCCCAACGGCAAGCTGAGCCGCCCTGTGTGGGCCGGAAACGTACCGGTCTTGACCCTGCAGATGGCCACCGAAAGTACGAACACGACGGAATCGTTCTCGGGCAACCGCCTGCAATATGGCCGCTTGCAGCGCGGCAAGACCGCCACCGTCAACATCACCTACGACGAGTGGCTGCCGAAGAACATCGCTGCGGCGATCTGGGCCTCGCAGATCGAGCTGCCTGCCGACACGGTGACCGGTGAAGTCCTCGAGGGCGATCTGAAGGCCGGCGACTTCGTGAAGCTGGACCGTCAGTTCGTCTCCTCGGTGGTCCTCACCGACAGTGCCACCACGCCTGCGGAGCTGGTCTTGGGTACGGACTACCGTATCGAGTCGCCAACGGCTGGCTTGATCGAGCTGCTGAATGTCACCGGCAAGACCCAGCCGTTCAAAGCCGCGTATGCCTCCGAGGTCGCCACCGGTTACACCATGTTCACCTCACCACCGCCGGAACGCTACATCCTGCTGGACGGCATCAACACCGAGAATCAGGAACCGGTGATCGTGACCCTGTACCGCTGCAAGTTCGACCCGGTCGGTGACCTGGCACTCATCAACGACGAGTACGGCAACTTCCAGCTCACGGGCAGCGTGCTGTACGACACCTTGAACGCTGCCGACGCCAACTTGGGCGGTTTCGGTCGCATCGTGCAGAAGGGCGCCTGACATGGGGCGCAAGGTAGAACGTAAGGCCAAGCCCGGCCCCGCTGCTGCGCAAGGGGCAGATGATCTGCAGATCCTGCACCCCGAACGCGAGATCGAGGTCGCCGGCCGCACACTGACCGTGCGCGAGTACGGATTCGTCGAAGGGCTGCGGCTACGCCCCATGATCCAGCCGTTGCTCGATGACCTGTATGCCATCAGCCAAGGGCCTGTGCTTCCCGACCTGGAGCAGATCCTGGTGGTGCTCGGCCAGCACTCGGATCTCATCCCGCACCTGATGGCAGTGGCGGCCGACGTCGACGAAGAATGGGTGAAAGGTTTGCCGCACCGGGATGGAAACTTCCTGCTGTACGTCTGGTGGTTGGTGAACGGCCCTTTCTTTATCGGGGCGGTGGTGGACCGAATTCAAACCGAACGGGGCGCCGAAGAGGCCAGGAAGGCCGCTGGGCAGACATCTATGCCTGCCTCATCGCCGGAGGATACGGAACCCCAGCCACCATCGGTCGAATGACCGAGCGGCAGATCCTGCTGCTCTACGATGCCGAGCAGCGGCGACTGTCCCACCACCGGGCTAACCAGGTCATCGACACCAACCTGGCGTTTGCCGGGGGCAACGTCGTCAAGGAACACCTCAAGACGCTTCGGACCTAGTTCGGGGCGTTTTTTTTGCTTGCCACAAAGACCCGTTCGCGCGCGCGCGTAACCATGCGAGCCACTCCTTTCTGACGTGACTCGACATGGCAACGGGCAAAGAACTTGATCTGGCACTACGCATCCGCGCTGACGGGAATCAGGGCGCCCAGGCCCTGGACAACATCAACAGCCAGGTCGAGCAGATCGGTACCAGTGCCACCGCCACCAGCAGTCAGCTGAGTGCGATCGGCGAGAGCGCCGATCAACAGGCGGCACGGCTCAAGGCCATGGTGGCGGCCAGCCTTCAGCAGCAGGCTGCTTTCGACGCCCTGGCTAGCAGTTCCGACAAGCTCAACACCTCAACCCGCGCCGCAACTGCCGGTTGGCAGGAGAGCGCCCGCGCCCAATCGGCGTCGATGAACGCCTACCACAACGCCGAGCGTGCCAGGCAGCAGCAGATCGCTGCTGCGCCGCGCCGACGGCGACTTCGTGATCCCCGACGGCACCGACATCCCGCCGGACCTGAAGGTGAAGCAGGACAGCTACAACAAGCGCCTGCAAGCCACCCACTACACCATCATGCCGGCCAAGCCGATGTACCGGGAGGTCCTCATGGGCCAGTTGGACAACTTCGTGCGCAACGCCATCCGTCGCCAATGGGAAAAAGCCCGCGGGCTCTAG